CCGCCGCCACCGCCGCCGCCTCCAGATCCACCCTTCTTCCCATCCTTCTGCGACTCTTTCGACGCCACCCAGTAACCATCGCCACTAGGCATAGCGCGAGCAATGGTTCCGTCAACGAGATATATGCTGAGTGCTCCACTACCGTCACGCTTGACATACTTGATCTTCTTGGAGACTTTACCGGCATCTTTTCCGGCACTTTTGGACATATCAGTGCCCGACTCTCCTGGGCTGAGTTCCACACCGTTCGTCTCCAGGTTGGCGATCATCCGGTACGCGACCTCATAGCGCTGCCCGACCGCCCACCATTCACCCTCATACTTGATGGCCGCCGCCATCGAATCCAACGTCGCAGGCGTTCCCGCACCCTGCGCCAGCCGCCCCAGAATTGACGCGTAGTTGCCCCACCGGTGCATCACCACGATCAGCAGCATGCACGCCTCAGTCTCACCCTCAGGATCCATCCCCAGCTCCTGACAGCGCGGAATGTAATCATTCTCCAAGTCGGCGAGCATCTGCGAGTTCTGGATGCGGTGCCCCTGCTCACTATCCAACGCATCGCTGAGGGCCGACCGGTCGGCGCCGCTCAGGTACTGGTACTTCCGGGATCCGATCGTCCACGAATCACGGCCCTCCGCCATCCACCCATCCACAGTGGCCCCGAAACTCACACCGCTGAAGCGTGCGAGAAGGTCATAGGCGCGGCCCTGGGTCCACTGCCCGATACCAAGAGAAAGAGTATCCGGAGCAGAAATAATTGAATAATCGTTGCTCGCCTCAACGGTGGCGAGTGTGGCGATCATGCACTTTTTATGAATTTCGTCGAAAGCCATATTTTACGCTCCATAGAAAATACCCTCCGGCGTCCACCCATGACGCCGGAGGGCAACCTCATCCCCTTGGCAAGGATCAGTGTACCACAATGCGCGTGTTGCGCATGAACACCTTCGTGTCCTTGTTCGTCGGCCCATTGAACCGGAGCGAGAACGTGTAGCGCCCCGCACCCTCATCCGCCTTGAACAGGGCCGCCACCTGCGAGTGCACGTAAGAACCATCGAACGGGCCCTGAGAGCCCGAACACGCGAACCATGACGTCGCACCACTCGGGCGCTCTATGAACAAGTACCAGTGAATCGCGTTCGACCCCTGCGTACTGTGGTGAGCCTGCGCAATTGCCATCACCACATCATCCGCATTCAGCTCCACAGTACCCGACACAATGGTCGTATTCTCAGAGTCATTCGTGCTACGAAGGATGCGGTCGTTCTCACCAGACTTGATCACTTGGTACCGGGTGCGCATCACCGCAGCCTTGTCACCAGCTGCCTTCGCATCCGCGATGCCCGCGGCCAGCCCGTTCGCCGACTGGGCAGCACTCGACGCACTCGCAGCGGCCGCGTTCGCCGTCTGCGACGCCGCGTTCGCCGTCGCCGTCGCCGTCGCCGCCGTCCGGTTCGCCTCAGTGGCGTTGGTGGACGCCGCCGTCGCCATCTCGACGGCCTTGTCGGACTTCGTCTTGGCTTCCTCGGCCATCGTCTGCGCGCGCTGCGCATCGCCCTTGGCGTTGGCGGACACGGAGAGCGCCGACTGTGCCGACTCTTTGGCGATATGGGTGTTGTCGGACGCGTCGTTGGCGGCCGCCAGTGCACTGGTGGCGTCGCGCGCCGCCGCCGTCGCCTGGACGGTCGCCTCTCCAAGCTTCTCGTCGATCATGTTCATGGCGCTGTTCATGTCCCCGAGTACGGAGAAATGGTCACTCGCTTGGTAGATCGGGAGCTGGAAATTCTTGGTCCTGTTTGTTGCCGGCATTATTTTCTCTCCTTACGCTGGCACGAATCGGTTTTCAATGTCCTGCAGTGATGGCGTCTCGAAGTAGTCCACAGTCCACGACACCATGTTACCACTACCGGTTTTCATCATTTCCACGACCTCATACAGGGCGTCCCTCATGTTCATGCGGTTCCCGGTAATCGGTGAGAAAATATAGTCGCGATCGAATTCTCGGATGAACACCTTGCCATTGGTCTCCATCTCAGAAATACTCATCGGCAGATCGTCGATCTCCTTGCAGGTTGCGGCCATGCGGGAGAAATCCTCCGCCAGTAACCCATTGACTGTATACCGGTTGTGCATGTCAAAGAGCAGTTCCTCCAAAGTGGAAGGCCCACCGCGCAACCAGTTCGTTACCTCAATGTGATCGCGGTTAATGCGACGATCAAGATACTCCTCCAATGAATTCTTGAAAATCTTGAATTCATCATCATACTTCGCAATGGCGTCGCGCAGCATCTGTCGCACTTGCGGCGGCAACGCCTTGTAGTTCTCCATCTCCTTATTGAGATCAATAATGAGAGCGTGAACTTTCTGATTATAATCACCCGCAAGCGACTCAAGCGCATTACTGAGTGCCGTCTTCAACCCATCGTCAACCCACCGACGCATCTCCTCCATCATCTGCAGGTACGTGTACCCGTCCCTGTAGGTGAAAGGAATAGAGTTACTCAGACGGTAGTCAGGAGGAATGAGCAGGTACTCGTCCTCAATAAATTGACCAGGGCCGGAATGCGGACGCCCTTCCAGTGAAACTGTCATTCGTACTCCTAATCCCCATGAACAATTCCTGCAATTCAACAATGATCATGAGATCAACATTGATAAACGTGTCACGCCACGCCGCAATAAGCTGAGCCGTATGCCCAGTATAACCCGTTGACCGCGATTTGGACGACTGCGAACCACGAGAAGACGACTCGCCCGACCCACGTGACGTTGTCGAACCGTCCGTATCGTTCACGCCCCCACTATCGCTACTCACATCGCTGGCCGCCGTCGCATAATCCTTGTCGCCCGACAAGCGCACCTGAGGAAGCTGTGACTGCACCGTCCTGGATTTCGCATCACTCTTCGACACGGTTTTCGACGTGGTTTCTCCGCTATCACTATGCTCGCTGCGAGAGCTTGTGTCCTGCTCGCTCGCCGACGTCGAGGTGACATCCTGCGTGGACAGCGGGTCGATCTTGATGAGCTCTGCCTCATACAGCTTGTTGTAGTACGGCATGATCTCCTGCATCTTGGTGCGCATCTGCCGTATCCACATGTCCACGGTCTCATGCGAGATCTCGTTGTACCAGAAATGATCGATGATCTTCTGGTTCAGAATATCGCGGTACGCCTCATCGAAAATCGGGTAAGAATCTAGCCCCAGTGAATTGGTGCCGTGGCGGGCAATAACTTCGCGCAGTTCTATAGTGAAGTCAGGCATTAGTAGACTCCTTGTCGCTGTGAGGGTTCATGGATTCAAGGTCAGTGCTCCCCAGCCCGCCCATGGCGGCCTGCATCGCCATCATCTCCATCGGGTCCTCCCCCGGCTCCGACGTCTGGTCAAGATTCCACTCGACGTGGACATCGAGCTTGAACATGCGGTTGATCTGATCGCACGCCGCGCGCCGCGCGTTCAACGCCACTGCCCGCATCCCGAGCACCTGACCAGAACTACCGCTGGCTTCCTCGACAACCATGCGCTCACGCTTCTCAGAGTTCACGTTCATGATGCCCAGCAGCGTCATGCACTCATTCCAGGTCTTGACCTTGGCCTCCATAACGTCCTGAATCTGGTGGGGCTTATACCCCGTATCGAACATGGCAACCTTGTCGGCCAGTGAATCGCGGTTCATGGTTTCGGTCGCGAAAATGACAGGCTGCCCCTCGACAACCTTGTTGTAGGCCTGCACGAAGGTGTGGTACTCGTTGTTGTTGACGGCGAACACGATGGGGTGGCGCGCATTCAGCATGTTGATCTCAAGTGTGCGGTCGAAGGCTGCGAGCCGCTGCGCGTAGGTGTCGATCACATCCCAGTCGGGGCAGCGCATATAGTTGGCCCAGATGGGGACACAGCTCCTGGCGTCCAGCGTCTTCGAGTAGACTTGGTTGCCGTAGACCACGAACTCTGTCGGGTTGTTGTACATATTCAATTGCCCGAGCCCTGTGGCGCGCAGAGCCATGAACCTCGCGAATTCCTGGTCGTAATAGAACACGGCCAGCGCGTCGTGCATGAGCGTAACTTCAAGATATCTCGCGTCGATCGTCTCCGGCAACCCCTGCCAATTGAACCGGTTGGAGCACAACTCACTAATGATCCGTACGTACATGCGGAACAGATGATCCTCACGGTTCTGCGCGGGGTTCGCCCGCATTGACCCACCCTCAGCGAAAGGGCGGTATATTTGGCTGTTCACATAATCCTCGCGTTTCATGATCACCACTCCATGTTGATATTGACGTCGGGTAGGGGCTCGTTATCTGCGAAATCGGTTTTTCCAATCCTATCTGGATCAGACCACACGGTCACACCCTTCTCGAAAATGCCGCGAATGGACTGGCGGAAACCTTCAGGACATGTCGTTGAATACAAGTAAGTCTCCTGCATCTTCCAATACGTGAAGTTAGTCATGCACTGAAGATTCTTCGGAACCCTCGTCGGAATATTCATCGCATACCCATACCGCAGCCAGAACTCACCGATACGCGTCAACGTACCGTCATCGATACGGCGCTGACGGCACACGAGCCGCCACCCATAGGTGGCAAGGTTGAAGGCGTCGCCGCCAACGCCGCCCGATGTTGTCGGAGCGATCATCCGCGAGTCCTGCACCTTGGCATTGATGCCCGCGATCGCGTTCGCGTAGTCGCCGTTGGCGGCGAACTTCGCCATCGCCAAGTTCGTGTCCGCATTGAATTTCGCGTAGCTGTTGTTCAGCCCGGTCATGGCGCTACGGGCCTCGATCTCGCGACGGTTGTTCTCCATCGCCATCCCGTAGGCCATGCCATTATTGATGCCGCCCATCAGTGCCGACGAAATGGCTCCGCCCAGGTTGCCGCCGGCGAGCTGGCCGATCGCGCCCGCGCCAGTGTTCAGCGTGCCACCCAGCAGACGCATGTTGGCGTTGTACTCGGCGCCCTGCCGCGAGTAGGCGTTGGTGAGGTCGGTGGCTTGATTCGCCTGCATCATGGAGGCCTGAGCCTGCGTGTAGGACGTGTCCGCTCCCCGAATCGCTTTCTGCTGAGCCCAATCGGCACTCTGGTACTGGTAGTGGATCGAGTGCGCGTTGCCCGCCATGTACTGCAAGTACCCACTGTTCGTCAGGGCGAAGGTTGGTAGGGCGCTGATGCCTGTCATGGCGTCGAAGTGCTCACTATACGCGTTGTTGCCGTCGCCGGTGTTGTTCTGATTGTAGCCATTGACAGTGAACATGATGCGCGGACCCGGTGGCACAACGTGAGCCCACATGGTCACCTTCAGGCTCGTGTCCCACACGCATTCGGGGCGCACCAGGAGCGGGGCGCCGTTAAACATGGTCACCTCATAGACCATGTACGGGTAGGTGTAGAGCTTCCAGAGCATGCGGTACCGCTCAGGGATGTTGTCCTCCTTGCGGAAGTCGGGCGCAAGATCGATCGTCTGATTGTTGTTGATCCCGCTGGAACCGAAACCAGTAGTGATCGGGTAGACGGTTGCACCCTGCTTCTTGGTGCGCCGCTTCTTGTCCTCCTCATAGCCGGATGTGTCCGGCGTCTTCGCACTCGTCAGCCCGTCGAAGTTAATAATCCCTTTCGGGATGGCGGTGATGGTTTGCACGCCCTGGCTCACCCACGGGCAATTGGAGAGCGCTTCGGCCAGCGTCCTGAAGTTACCAACGTCCATGGCGTACACGCACGTCGCATTCGCCATGCCTCCGGCGAGCGAGCCTTTCGCCGTCTGGAAGTGGGGGTCATCCTCGGTGCCGTAATCGACGAGTAAGTCGATAGCAGAAGTGACGATGATGTCATAGTTGGCGGAATCAACGTTGCCGTCGATATGCTCGACGGAGGCCATGTCATGCCGCCACACCTCAGAGATGACGTACTCACCACCGGTGTCGAGGCCTTCGGGAACGGTGAGGTACTTGCGCCCGTAGTTCTCCCATTTGTCTTGGGCGGCGATGCCGATGTGCCCGCGCTCAACGTAGCACATGCCGAATTTGATTTCGTGCATGTAGGTCTGCCAGACGTCGAGCTGCACGGTGAACTCTGTCGTGTGCGGTGCAACGTACTCGACGGACGTGATGAAGTAGTAGAACGTGTTGCGGGAATTCACCGAATCGGCTGCATTCCTCACACACATGTAATTGTACTCATTCGCCTGGCTGAAGGGAATGTCAAGCCTTACAGGCTGTCCTTGAGCACAGTACGTCAACCCATTGACGACAAGCTTGATGCCCTTCTCGTCATGATAGTTCCACGCCTTGTCATAATCATCGAACCACACAATATCGCGGTACGTGGAATCCCATTTCACGCGCGAAAGAACAACCATGGTGCCCGGAGTCCACACGGCGTAATTAAAATCGTATCCGAAATCCCCAATATCTTCAGGGGGCTGATATGAAGTCATGAAAGAAGAATACCACGGCCGTCGTAACGACGGCCGTGGTATTCAAGGAAAGGAGGGTTACCCCTTGGGCCAGACCTTCACGGCCTTGGAGGCATCCACCTTGACAGCAACAGTCACGGGGGTCTGCGTAATGCGCTTGTGAGTCGTCGGATCAATGTAGGTGATCGACCCGGCGACCGTGAGCGTCTCCGCCGTCTCGTCCAGACCAACCTTGAGTACGCCCTCATTCGTGATGCGAGTGCGCTGAGACTTCGCCCCAGTCACCGAGAAAGCAACACCGAACTCATAGTCGTAGGTGTTCTTGCCCGAGACCTTGTGAACGATCTCGATGTTCTCACCCGGGAGCGCCTTCGCCGTGTCAGAAACCGCCGTGCCGGTATCAGCGTGCGCGGCCTTGTCGATCGTCAGCTTCAGCTCGCTTGGCTTGATCATGATCGCGGAGTCGTCATCACCGGTCCACAGGGCAACAGCGGGGACGAACAGCGAGGCACTGATCACCTCCCAGTGGTGCAGGAAGTAATTGGTGCCCAGCGAAATCGCGTTCGGCTGAGATTGGTTCTCAAGCAAGTTGTCGGCGATGACGAAGAAATCCTTCGTCGTCAGAATAGCCTGTGTCTTCTCCATCCCGAAGTACTCTTCCGGAATGGTGATGATACGACCGTTCAGCTGGCTGAACTCTTGGTTGAAGGCGGCGGACCACGCCTCAACACCGATGTTCGCCATCACCTCGGGGGTCGTGACCAGCACCAGATCCTCTGGCTTGGCGAAAGTCTCCATGTGCGCCGCATTGTACTTGCGGCTGATGAACTGGAGATTGCCGGCGAGCGCCTGCGTCTTCTTGATGAAGGCCTTCGAATCCGCCTCAGTGGCGGCAAGGGTGCGCAGGTTCGGGACCTTGGCGTGCCAGAAGCCGCCGTTAGCCTCGTACTCGGCGAACAATGACGTGGTCTGCAGGAACTCGTCCCACTGGTCCGACGTAGTCGGTACCGCGAGGATCTGCTGCAGATACTGCTGCAGGCCAGACTCGTCCAGGAAGGCGCGGCGCACTTGATCACGGTTCACCGTGATCTTGTAGTACTCACGCCGGTTCACCGTATGGAACTGGGAAGCGACGTTGGGCTTACGGGCCGCGAACAGATCCTTCTCCATATAGTCGCGGTCGCCGGAGTACAGGTAGGACTCGATGAGGCCCTGCTGCACCTCTTCAATCGTGTCACCGAACTCAAGCATGCCACGCTTGAAGATCGCGAGAGGATTATTCCATGTAATGTCACGGAGAATGTACGTACCGATCCGGTTGACGAGCGCGTCACAGAACTCATTGTAAGACGGCGTGTAGGACATGAGGCTGCGGAGCGTCGCAGAAATATTGCCCTTGGTCGCCTCCGGGACGCGCCTCTGATAGTCGGCGGACGCGTCATTACGAATGCGGTTCAGCGCCTCAATATTATCGATCCCGCGGATCTTACCTGTGGGCTGCATTAGTTCTTCTCCTTGTCATTACCCTGGTTCTGGAAATAAGCGTCGATCGAACCATCATCCTGATAGTCGTCAACATTATCGGAATCGCCGGACTCAGCAGTAGAACCACCATCCGATACCGCAGTCAGAAGATCATAGTTCTTGCTCTTCAGCGAATTAACGAGATCATTCAACTCACCATTCTGCGATGTCATCTCCTCGATCTTAGTCTTCGCCGAATCAAACCCGCTACTCACCTCATCGTAAGCGCCACGCAAATCATCATAAATAGTGGCCGGAAGGCCATCCTCCGGCGGATTCTGAAGCATATCTACAAGAGAATTGAAGTCCATTTTACTTCTCCATAAAGGTAGGGTAGGAGCTCTACGCCCCTACCCTACCAGCTAACCGGAAATTCTGGCTACGGCAACAGCCGACTACCAATCGAATTCGGTGCCCGGCGGCATTCAATCCGTGGTACCCGGGCAGCCCTAGTCACTCGTCGCCAGACTCCGGAACCTTGTAGCCGTGCTCGACCGCCCAGTCTTCAAGAATCTTACGAAGCAGGAGGGGGCGCTTGAGGCGCAGGTCCCACTGCTTCTCTTCGATGAACTCATCGAGCTTGCGGTCAATGCTGACGGTGATGTTCTTCTTTGCCATGATATTCTCCTTATGCGGCGAATGTAAATGAGGTTGGCTTCAGGACTACTCCTCCTGGAACCTTTGTAGGCATGAGTTTACCATACCACCGTTGATCTTCAAGTAAATCTTCTGGTGTGATCTGCGCCGCAAGGTATTTCGGTAGCCCCGCAATGTGCGTTTCCGGAACGCCGTCGATCACTTCACAGTACTGTTTGGCGCGCACGAAGATCCCCCGCGAGAACGTGGCCTCATGCTTCCAGGCCCCGATGTTCGTCGGATGTACAGTTATCTGATTCGGCTTCTCCGTCCCCAGAAGATGCAACGAATCAGTGTCGGCGTACAGGAAGCGATCGTAGTTGAGTTGCGCCGAAGTGACTGTATGGTGCCGTGCCCATGCGGTCACGAAGCAGCCCACGGGGGTGTAGACGGGGTCGGCGCTGTCCGCGGGGCCGCTGACCAGCTTGACGTGATCGCCGTCGAGGATGGGCTTCTTGCCGGTTGTGTTCGTGTTCTTGGCGAATTTTCCGTAAAGTGAGTTCAGCATTAATTTAGCGATCGTTCGCTTGCCGCCGGTCGAATTGGCCTTCACTTCCATCCATTTATCAATATAATCGGCGATCATCCCACGCTCGCTATCAAAAGTGAATGTACCGTTGCAGGTGATAATATTAAGGTCATAATGCTTCGACCACAGATCTAAGTCAACCGACGTGCACGTCAATGTCGTCGGCTCATCAATAGCCTTCACATACTCTGCCCCGTTAAAGAATCGAGAACGCTTAATCTGAATGCAGGGGATGTGATCTTCCTTCAGCTTCGCAGTCACCGTCACGGAAGTAATGAACAGGCCGTCATCGGGAATATAATCAACGATATTCGGCTTACCGAAGGGCAGGGGGTCTTCATGCATGACGTACGGATACAATGAGTTCACGTCATACACGTCCCCCGCGCCCACGATGCGCCGAGAGAAACGAGGGTCAGCATACGTAAAGCCACCGCGATACGCTTGTCTGATCTCCTGATCCAAGCTGGCAGGGAGAACGGGGAAAGACTTCGTGAACGCCGCCTGCCCACCGTAGACCTTCTTGAACTCGGCCATAGCATCGCTGCCCACGGTAAGGTTCGTCAGGCCGTGAGAAAGCTGCTCGGCGAGCGCGCGGGCCACAATCTCAACGTCGCGACGCAAATAGTCCCACTCCTCTTCAGTAGGAATGTAGCCGACCGGGCGGGGTTTGTCGTAATCGATCTCACCCTTGGGCTCAGGTAGATCAAAGGCCTTTGCGATCGCCGCAACGGGCATGGGAATCTTCTTGAGCGAATCACGGATCTCGGTAACAACGCCGTGCACATTGATGGTGATGGTGTAAAACTTGCCCATCTTATCGATGAGAGTTGAGAACTCCATCTCCCCGGGCTTGCCTTCAACCCACTTCCAGCCATTCTTCATAATGTAATCAATGATAAAGATGCCATCGAAGGAAAGATTATGGAAGTAGGTTGTCGTCGCCCCTTTCCCTAGGTAATCGATGAATGAATCGATATCTGTTCCTCGCCTGAGGTCCTTGAGGTTGTGAATATCCACCGATGCCCACGCCCATACTCTGCAGTCATTCTCATCCGTGGTCGTCTCGAAGTCAGCGCTTCTTACGGCGACGGAGCTTTTTGCGCGTCTTTTCCGGCTTGATTTCGAGATTTTCGGCTTCATCGATCATACCAAGGAGAGTGAAGATTTTTTCATCATAGTCATCAAGTATCGCGGCAATAGCGCGCTTACCGATCTTGTCGTTGTCCTGGTTGTGGATCGCCCAGTAGAGGCGGGAGAGGCGATCTGCGAAGTAATCATCGTTGCTCCACATAAACCAGAGCTTATCGTCCGGTAGGTCGAGAACTCTGCGTAGACGATCGTCGCCGATCTCATCAATCATCTCTGAGATATTCTGACGCGCTTGAGAGATCGCCTTATTGCGGCCCCGCGTCGTCTGCCGCTCATTCATACTCTTGGCAATAGTGTACGCACCCTCGTCAGAGCTGAAGCGCCGCGGAGTAGGGAGGCGATACTCAACCAAGGATTCCGCACTACCAGACTCCAGATAAGCTTTCTTAACACGCCAATCCTCGTCGTACTCTTTCGCTGTGATGCCAACCCATGGGATAAAGGTTCCTGCAACCGATTTCTTGTACTCACGCTTGCGCTCATTATCACGCTTATACTCGCGACGCACGGCACGCATGGCGTCACCGCTAATGATATTCCCCCGAGCCCCCGCATAATATGTGGTGCCCTGGTAAAGAAACTTATCAAGGCGTTCGAGATGGCGCTTCACCTGCGCCGTCGTCATGCGATTGATGCGCGCCTCGCCCTTGCGCACATCATATTCTGTGCCCGCAATATCAACGCCGAACTGTCCATTGTTCAGGTCAGTGAGCAGACCGCCCGCGCGGGGATTGTAGGTCCCCTGCTTGATGAGGCGGACCTTGCGAGTGGCGCGGGCCTCAGCTTTGAGGGCCCTAAGGCGCAGGTCTCCGAGTGATGGATTACCGGACATGAAAGCTCCTCCGCCCCTCCGTGTGGAGGAGCGGAGGAGCTTCTATGCATTGTAGACGGTCAGGCAACCTCAAGGGAGTAGAAGCGGCGCATCTTGGTGCCCTTCTCAACCACCTTGACGGTGAGAGGCTGCTCCCACTCGTTCGGGTCCCCGAAGATGGAGATGATGTTCCTCACGCTGTTGAGTAGGCCCTTGGAGGTGGCGGAGTAGACCTTGCCGTCGTCGAGGACGAGGGTGGTGCGGGGGACGGTGATGACCTCATTGTCCTCGCTTGTGATCTCGACTTCCTGGACGATGATGTGCTTGAGTCCAACGACGCTGCCGACAAGGTCGGCGACGGAGTCGGAGCCATTAACGGCTTGGTAGACGGTCTTCTTGTCCTCGAGGGTAGTGCCCTTGATGGTGCTGTAGAAACCGCTGGCCTGAAGGTTGGCGGCCACGTTAACGGATGAGATCTCGTTCGATGCCATCGGAGATGATCCTTTCATGTTGTTCGAAGTACACGCTTGTGGGCGTGTGTCCTGAGTGTACCACACACATCAGGACGGCTAGGTATTCGATGTATTCAGGTTTCGGAATGTTACTTAGTGAAATGTTGTGCGTTGATAGTTTTTTATCTGTCTCACCTTCGTAGATATCGATTGTGCCCCTACCGTAAATGTAATGAACATCAGCGGTGTAGCGCTGGATCGTTGACTGAAGTCTGTCGGGATCGACGTCATCTACCTGTCTGATAGTTGTCTGCCATTGAAGGTCAATGGTCTTAACAACCCTCTTATCACCCGATGGTGACGTTGTTGATCGATTAGTGTCGATCTCCTCCTTGAGGACTTCAACTTCAGTGTCTTCTAGAGTTGATATGTAGATACCCATATCAGAAAAGATAGCCCGTGTTCATGTTTTCGTCAACATCTTTTGGTTCGTCAACTCGAACCGGAATAGTGTCTAAATAGACCCAGCAAAGATCACGAAACACCTTTTCAATAATGTCATCATCTTTCATGAACGGATCGTTGATAACTATTGAACATTGGAAGATTCTGTCCATCTCCAACACGCCAGTCACCGCGTTGCCGTGCTTGCTGATGCGTATGGTATGCGGGGTGGGGCAGTGGAAAGTGATGATAGTGACGGCTTGTCGCTTTAAGAATGTGAAGGAATATTCCTCATCTTCGAGAAGATACTTTCGGGTTTCCACTGAAAAGCTCCTCGTCAATAATATTCAGAATTGAGCGGTAAAATTTTGCTGATCGTGCTACACCTCTTTTGGTTGTGAGCGAATACTTCCCACCTTTATATGAAAGATTAAAGTCGGAGTTTTCTACGATGATATGCGATTCAGGGAAGGAATTCATGAGAATCGCAACTATCTTAACACACTCTTTAAGCATTATCCATACTCTTTTCTACTTCAAGAACCGCTTCAAGCTGAAGCGCCGAGTCAAGAGCTTTCTCAGTGACCCTGAAATTATTGTAATAAATAACATCCTCGTCGTCAACCTTAATCTCAGCCTGAAGAATAGGGAGATAATACTCATGCGTCGAATACTTCTCCAACGCTTCGCCTAGCTTAGTTTTCATTCACACATCGCCTCCATCCTACTGACGAGATCGTCAACGTCACTTAACATGACATCACGACCATCAATAAACCAACAGCCAGTCATGTACTGAACATCACAGCAAGACGTGTCGCTCCAAAGAATATCGGACCACACCATCATACCCCTCATAATAAGAGGTTGCCGCAAAGCATTCAAACGAAGAATCAAAAAACCCGTCGAGTAATCCTTAGAACTCATCTCAATTCACCTCCAACGAAAGAATAATCCTCATAGTCCTCTCGCTCACCTCATGACCGTTGACATACCAAACACCCTCAAGATACGTCACAGAAAGCGGTGAAAGCTCAACAAACCACTCAGGGTGGGCAGGGATCACATGCCGATCACCCAACCTATCCAGCCGATCCAACAAAGCCTCCATGTCATTCCCTTCCGGAGCAGACCATCCGCCCCTCCTGAACATGAATTAAGAATAGCAGCAATGAAGATGAAGCACAATGCAGAAGAGAGTGATGAACAACACGTTAAGAGACTGTGACGAAC